TGCAAGTTATCCGCAGGGTGACCGTATGAAAGCCCACGGTCGCGGATCGTGTCGGTGGCTGAGAGTAGGATTTCATTAGCGCGCATCTTGTGTCATTCGCTGATAATTCTTGCCTACTACAACGCCTTCGCGCTTGCCCTCATTAAAGCCTTGTGACCATCCGACTACATACCACAACACATTAGCTGCTAACAATAAAACTATGATTGGCATTTCCATTTCTGTACCTATCTGTGCCAATGCCCTTGATTGGCTACAGACTTAGAGTCTCATGCCTGTCTGACAATGTCTAACACATTTAGGTAACGAAACGATAACGATTATCTAGGTCGGCCGTATGACTTCCCAGACACAATGAATGTGCCATCCTTCTCAATGTTGATTAGATCAACTTGCACCTTAGATCCATGCACATACATGATGGCAAAGGCTTGTTGCCAATTAGCCACGCCCTTTGTGTAAGCAGCTTGCTTAAAGTCCATGAGATTGCCTACCTCGACCCCATGCAGAACACGCCCTATACGGCCCCCAGAGGCCTCTGAGAAGGCCGATCTGCCTGCTCTGTGAGTATGTCCTGAGATGACATTCTTACCATGCCTACGAGCCGCTTCTAGGGCTGATAGGCCCCCTTGTGGCTTGATAGGTGTGTGATCTCCATGCACTGCAATCCAGTTAGGAGCAATGGGCATAGGGTTCTTGTGGAAGGTAATGCCTAGTTCATCGAACTTCATAAACTTCTCGAAGCGAAGCTCTGGCAATGCTCCGAAGGCAGGCACTTTAGCCATGATGATGTTATACAGGCGATCTGTGTGATTGCTGCGGATGCAATCCGTAACGCCTAAATCCCATAGAAGCTGCACAGCCTCGTTGCGATCATCATCTAGGGTCTGGGCATAACTGCCCATGCGCCCTTCTTCCCACTTGCTTATCTGTGGTAGGTCAATCTCATCGCCAATGGTCACTACTTTGTCTGGCTTAAACTTCGTGATGAAGCTAGCAAGGTTACGCGTAGCAACCCTGTCATGGTAAGGGACTTGTAAGTCCGAGACTACGACTATTCGCTTAATCGTCATCCTCATCTTCATAGTCGCCAAATTTCTCAACTTCAGCTGGCTCAGGTAAAATCCAGCGAGGATAAGCCATTGGCTCAACAATCACGGCTAAAGCTAAATCAACAGGAAAACCTGCTCTGCGTAGTGCGCGATACATTTCCTGCAAACTGATAGCCCATACATCTAACGCGCTATAGGTGTCAAGATCTATAACCCTTTTTTTAGCCATGACAAAATTATCGCTCTAGAAGTATGTTATAGATCTCATCGACACGCTGATTGAGTCGCTTAATCTCTGAGAGCAGATGAGTAATGACATAACCTGCAAGGCCACCAATGACAAGCAAGGTGCTGATGTAAAGGCTGAAGAAATCTTGCTGGCTCACTTTTTAGGACTCGCATACCCGAACACTCCAGCAACTATTGCGCCTAGAATGTGGCGATAGTCTAAAGAGAAGTTAGATGTAGTTCCCCATACTGCAAGGAAGGCTCCGACTGCGATAACTACTGGATGCTTCATGTTCATTATTCTCCGCCTAACATAGATACTTGAAAAAAAGCATCATCATTGTCAGCTTCTTTCTTAAAGCTGAAATGAGCATGCTTGGTGTGTTTGTTTGCGCCACTGTACTGACGCCATTTCCAGTTAAGGATTCTGGAACAAATGCGACCCTCAAAAATGATGTAGGCAATTCGCTTTTCTTGCTTAGACTTGCAAGCGATTCGTAATTGGTCACAAAGATCACCCATAATGTCTGGTTCTGATCCCTCGAAAAGGTCACGCGATGCGTCAAAGGCACGAACCCAGCCCTGAGCATCTGGTATGTGATCAGACTTGCCAGCACGCATGTGCCTTGCATCTGCGATCCATCCATCGCTACGCCTACCGCGGCTTGGGAACGAGTCATCTAACTGCTCTCTAAACTGAACAGCAGCTTTACTTAATCTTGGCTTCATCCAAGTAAGAGGGTTGCTTCTTCTGCTGTGATGCCTAGACGCTCTAGGAGTGCAGCCTTATCAACAGCCTTAGCTGCCTTGTCTGCATCTTCTGCTGCCTTCTGGTCTGCATAAGCTTTAGCATCTGCTGTGCGCTGTGCTACTTCTTCTGCTGTTAATTCGATCTCTGAGACTTCCCCAGTAGAGCAATCAACTACGATCTTTGTGTCTGCCATGTTGTCTCCTTATGATTTGTTAATGCCGTAAAGCGTTGCTGTTGAGTATTGTACGAAGTTTCCAGTTAGAGCCGAATAAGAAAGGCTAGTTATTGCAGAGGTGTTGCTCCACAATGAACCTGCAAGAATTGCGAAAGCGGTGCTTGCATTGTTTTCAGTAACAGAATCAACGCTCCAAGATTTGTTGGCGCTTCCTGCATAATTTGGAAAGTAAAGCGAATTGTTTGCGAAGGTGCTACTTGTTGCCAATGTGCCAGGCACATACCCAGCCACATAACCTGCTGTAGTTTCGGCAAATGAGAAAGTAGCCGAACCCGATCCTGCTACCGCTGTTGATGTGTAGCCAGTAGTCGAGCCGTTAATAATTACCTTGCAGTCGGTAGCGGTATAAGCTCCACTACCTCTAAGTGATAGCACTAGGCAAAGGTCTGTGTAAGTGCTAGGAATAGAAGTAAAGTCAATGGTTGCAGCACCCAACACGCCAACAGAGACAGAGGCTATATTAGTAAATGTAGTAGCCATTATGCCGCCTTAATTCCATAGAGAGTAAAGGTTGAGCCAATAGAGAAATTGCCACCACTTACTCCGACAACAATGCTAGTAATGGCAGAAGTGCTACGCCATAGACCGACCTTAGATCCAACTTCATCTGCACGAGAATACCGACCCAAAACAGTCTTGTAGGTTGTTGAGTTCGAATAATTCATAATGCTAAAAGTGTCAGTGCTTATGTCTGTGCCAGTGCTACCTATGTTCATGCTAGTTTGATTACTTCCTCGCACAGATCCAGCACTACTACCATCACCATAAATAATTGTTGAAGAATAATTGCTACCAGTATCTGAGTTAAATTGGAAAGTTACATTGCCACCTGTTGAACCTTTGCCACCAAAGATTAAAACAAGGTCTGTATAAGTTCCTGTAATACTGCTGAAAGTTACAGAAGTGGCTGTGCTGCCTAAAGTCTGTGTAGCGATTGGCTCATAAGTTGATGTTGGCATGACTACCCCTTAATTCCGTAGAGGGCGAAAGATGAGTATTGAGTAAAGTTATTTGCAGTAGTCGGTGAAATAGTTATAGAAGTGATTGCTGCTGTGTTCATCCAAACACCTGAGTCAAGTCGGATGTTGCCGTCACCATTGCGATCTATACCGCCTAAGATGCGCGCAGTCTTATACTTATTTGTATTGGCATAATCTAAAACATCAAGCACATTAGCTCCAAAGATGTTAGAACCTGAGTTAGCAGCACCTGCGCGACCTGCAAGGATACGAGTTTGAGATGCTGCTCCAGCTGCGCTTGCAGATGTGCCGTTTCCATCTAGCAAGTGGTAAGTGTAATTGCTTCCTGTGTCTCCGTTAAATTGCAGCCAAGTGTTTTCAGCTGTGTCAGATGTAGAGATGCGCGGCATGTAGCGCACCTGTAAATGCTGATAAGTAGATGGGATGCTGCTAAAGGTTACAGATGATTGACCACCTGCCCCGACAGTTACAGTAGCAATTGACTCATAAGAGTTGGAGACTGTGACACCACCACTACTAGCAATGATGCCAATAAGAGAGTTCAGCATTACGCAATGCCACCGACTACAGTCCATGAGTTAGCAGCTAGTTTGATAGCAGCAGCAGCCTTATAGCGAGCCAACACTGGAGCAGCAGCAACCGCGCCTGCACTTACTACAGTTGTTGTGCCAGATGTAACAGCCTGAATAGTTGTAATGCCTGCACCCTTTTGATAGACCACTAGGGTCGTACCGATAGGGAAGTTGTAAGTGGCATCTGTTGGGATGCTAAACACATTAGCTGCTGCATTATCCATTGTGACAATAGCGTTAAGACCATCTGCCTTGACTGCTGTATAAGTAGTGCCAGTCTGTGCATTGACAGTAAGACCAGCGAACTGCGTGTCGATGTCTTGACCAAGCAGGGCGATCTGTGTCGCTCCGTTTTTTACAAGGTCGCTGGATTGTGGAATGTCAAAACCGAAGTTAGTCGTTGTCGTTGCCATTAGGTTAAAGCTCCTGTCGCATTTGTCCATGTAAGTGTAGCATTTACGCCAGTCCAGATTAGTGAGGCTGGCAATACTGTTTCCCATTGTGTAGTGCTGAGTGAGAAGTCTGTAGCTGAGATGTAAAGGGTTATCTCTACAAAACTAGGAGTAGCGCGTAAGGCTACATTCTCCACAAAGCCATCGAATGAACCACCGAATAAGTTGCTTGGTAGGTTCTGGATAACTACAGGCTCACCGAAGAACACACCGATAAGGCTGTCCAGCATGGCAGTTGGGATGTCTGGATTGTCAAGTCTAAAGGTAATGGCTCCTAAGGAGCCTCTAGGGTTCTTGCGTAGGTTTAATTCGCGTGAGGCAATGTCAGTAATGTCTGCAAGGTTCTTAATGTTAGAGTCGAACGAACGCTCAAAGAGGCCGTAAGAGGCTATAGAGTCGCTGTCAGAGGTACTGTAGGTGCTTCCGTATCCTGTGGAGTAGCGATAGATAAGGCTGTTACGGATGCGAGCAGTCTGAGTTGTGGACTTGATAGAGGTAGGTGTTGCATACGAGCCATCGAGGTTAGTAAAGCCATTTGCTGCAAGGTAGTTAGATCTGTGGTCTGCATCGTCATAGGAGACATCTCCGTCTTTCTCTTCATAGAGCTGACCTAGTGCGCTAGTAGCAATCTGATCTGCAAGGGTTTGAGACTTGGCAGAGGCACTAGCTGCAAGTGCGATCATTGTGTAGAAGCCTGAGTCAATAGTGCCGATGTAAGACTCAGCGTTATCCCATGTGACATCTGCTGGATAGGTTGCCCATGTGACTGTAGGAGTGAGCTCAGCCCATGTCAGGTTAAGTGCCGAACCTAGAATGGCAGCAATCTGTGCGCCATCTAAACCTTCTGCAAGGGCTGTGTTATAGACAACCTTTGTAAGTTTAGCCAGTGAGCCAATGCCTAAGATTGTGCCAGTAGTGATGTAGCCAGTCTCGTCTGGGCTTCTGACTCCAATGTTGAAGTCTGATACTTCTCCACCGAATACAGTGACATAAGTACCACTGCCATTCTTTAGCTCTAAAGTAATTGGCTCTGTGACATTGATTGTAAAGTCTGCCCCAGTAGTGTTGATGATTTCTACTTGGCAGTAACCTGCCGTAGCTTGTCGGTCAATGTCTAAGCGACCAGAGGCAAAGGACACAGAGGTGACAGTCGTATAGACATCATCACCTACAGTCACTCGCCATTCTGGAAGCCATGTCATACAGCTATCATTCCTCGCAGTGTGCCTCGGTAGTTAGCCTCGACCAATACATTCTCAATAGCCTCAGCAATAGCGTTAGGATCTCCGATGCCAGTATTAACAGTAACGCTGTAATTGTATTCACGACCATTAGGGCTTATGCCTGAGATCATGCCTGTGTCTGGCGTGAACTCTTTAAGGTTAGGCAAGATCTGTGTTACTACTCCGCCAAGTGCTGCCACGCTTAGGTTTGTACCTGCAATAGTAGTTGCACCCTGTATTGCACTTGTTGTTGTGCTTGGTGTGGTAGCCGTTGTTGGCACAAGAGTCTTAGTGCCTTGCAACTTTAGCAACTCCATCATCTTGGCAATGGCAGCATCTAGGTTAGCCAAGTTGATTAGATCTGCTGGCTTTAGGCTGTCGAGAATTGACTTGATGTCTTGAAGTTTTACATTCTGGCCAGATAATGCTCCGAGGATTTTAAGGTCAGCATTTAACTTCTCTGTTGCCTTAATGATCGATGCTTCATCCTTTGAGGCAATAGCATCTTCTAAAGCAAGGATTGACTTCTTGACATTTAAGCGAGCAGTATCATTAGCAATCTGTAAAACTTGTGCGCTGCTGGTTGCCTTGCCTAATTGCTCAGCCTGATTAGTCAGAGCTGCTGCAATCTGGATCTTGTCCATGTCAAAGATTTCACTGCCCTTATTGAGAGCAAGGTTAGCCTTGTCCAGTGCATTTTGTAGCTGCTTGGCTTTTAACTTCTTTAGTTCATCTGCGGTTAATTTCTTAGTTAAGTCACCAGTCTTTTTAATAATCTTAAAAGAGTCCTGTAATGACTTTAAGTGAGCATTATCAGCTGAAGTGAGATCAGCAGTCTTAGTGCCAGCCTTACGCAATAGTTCTATGTAAGAACCCACGATTGGAATCATGCCTACATTGAGATTACCTAGAACTGGGATGTCCTTTAATTTGCTTGACAGGACTCCAACGCCACGAATAACATCTGCAAGATAGGTTGCCGTCTTTTCCATGTTAGAAGCAAGATCAGCAATGCTTGTATCTTCTCCTAAATTCTTTAATGCATCGATTAAGCCTGTGCCAATAATCTCTTTAACATTGGCTGAGGCAACGCCTAACTTGTCGATAGATCCTTGAAAAGTGCCAGCAGCAGCTGTGGCAGAACCTGCAAAAGTAACGGCCAATTCATTAGTGATGTCGTCAAAAGACTTGGCCTTTAGATCTGCCTTTGAGATACCTACACCTAATTTAGAAAGTGCAGTGTTGTTACCAAGATAAGCCTTGCTAAGTGCCGCTGTTACTGATCCTAGATCCTTGCCAGTTGAGGCTGAGATGTCTAGGGAAAGATTAAGAAGTCTTTGAGCTTCAGCAGAATCGCGTGTGGCTACGGCTAGTGTCTGATAACTCGGACGAAGAAGATCATCCACAATGCCGAACTCGCTCTGAAGTCTCTGAATGTAAGCCTCAGAAGTAGCAGCATCGCGACCAAGACCAACATTCTTTAGAGCCAATGCTAACTGTTGCTGTGCCTTTTGGTCTGCTGCTGCTGCCTTGACTGAAGCCTTACCAAAGGCAATTATTGCTGTGGTGCCATAAGCAAGACCTATTGCCCCTGCTAACTTCTTAACACCGCTAGTTAGTTTCTGGGTTGCACTATCTGCCTGCTTAAAAGCTTTATTGCCAGTAAATTCGGAAGCGATGTCAATTACTATGTTAGCCATGTTATGCCTTCGCTCTCGCATTTAATTTATTAGCGGTAGACTGGATAGCCTTTAGGACTGCTTCTCTAGCTTTGCCATTGTTTTCTTCATAAGCTCTAAACAAGGCGCGACCTTCCATTTTGTCGCGGCCTTTCATCTGTGAGCCATGCTTCGCTGTTTGGTTTTCTACAAAGCGACTGTTAGGAGTCTTACGACCCATAGTCTCATAGATTGCTCCAGCAGCACTCTTATTGAATACGCGAGCAAGAGATCTAAAACCTCTGCGATTGGGCTTAGAAGGTGTTGTTTTATAGCTGATGCCAGCTTTAGCAATCTTTGCATCATAAGTGGGAAAGCGAGCCTGAGAGTTTTCTCTTGCTAACCATCCACTCAGGACTTGGCCGTTATCTGGAAGATAACCTTTAGCACTTTTTGTAATTGGCTTTAGAGCTGCGCCTACTTCTTTAGGCAAAGCCTTAGCAAGATCAGGACTGAAAGCACGCAAGGACTTTCTAAGAGCGACCGCGCCCTTTACGCTTGCTGGCATCGCTCACCTCTTTCGCTTCATCTTTGAGACCTTGCACTAAAGCATCTAGCATGGTCTTATCTAATTCCAATAAGTGCTGTGGCGCGATTCCCAACCTAATGCTTAGCCTAGCGATTAGATAGGTGAATGGAAGATCGCGCTTTAAGCTAAAGGGTCTGAATCAAGCACCTCGACACTTTTGAGTGTCTCAATGAAATCCATACCAAAAGGCTTAACAGTTTCACCTGACCTGCGTGTTACTTCCCATGCTAACCAATAGACATCGCTCTGCTTTTCTTCATCGCGAAACGCCTTATGGAATCCCTTTTTAGCGTACTGCTCAAATGAGTACTCCACTGCTGGAGTGATCTCGCCTTCTAATACGCTTCCATCTGTACGAACTATCTTTAGTTTTGCCATGGTTTTGCCCCTTTAGTTTTTGTTTAGAATGGTGCTGAGGTTGATACTGAAACTGTTGAGTTAGCAGTAAATGTGATTGACTGTGTACCCATGTCGCCAACAGCACCATTGATGTCTGTTGTGTTATTGACTAGCAATGAAACTGTGTAAGTTGGGTTTGTAGCAGAAACTGCTGTTCCCTTTGTCTGAATAAAGATCGCTGTAACAGTTGTTCCCCAGGCAGCTTGCAATGTTTGCAATGTCTTGCTTGTTGCTGTGTCGTTTAGGAAGTCGATTGTGACAGTTGATGCTTCCAAGCCCTTAACGAACTTGTGTGCTGTGTCGCCCATCGCTGTTACTTCTAGCTCATCGAATGTGCGGTTGATTGTTACAGATGTTACTAGGTCTGAAAGATCGACAGAGTTGATCTTCACGCCGACCAAGTTATTTAGAAATACAGCCATGAGATTATTCCTCGTCCTTCTTAGTAGTTACTGGCTTTGATGGTGTTGGTACAACCTGTCCGATCTTGATCAGAAAGGCTTCGTTCTCTTTTTCCCAATCGGACATGCTTAACTCCAACTCGTTAGGATTGATACGGACATCTCGCAGCTGAGTAGGTCACCCGATGCAGCGTTGAGAATACTTGGCGCGCTTATTGCGCTTACATTATAGACCAGAGATGATGCAGCTAACTTGGCGAACACGCCACAGACAGTATCTTCAATGCCGTTTAGGTTTCCCTCATTATCAAATAAAGGCACAGTCATAATAATCTTAAAGTTAGCCATTGGGCTAATAGTGATGTGCTGGTTATTGCTAGGTGTCAGATAAGGATCGTCTGGAGACACGATCACAGAGTTAGCTAGAACTGTGGCAGGAGGAAAAGCAAAAGTTTGGTATTTAGTGTTATCTACTAGCGCGGTGGCTAAAGTAGTGCGGAGTGTAGTTATCGCTACTGGAGGCATTGCTACCCGACCATACTGGTGGGCGCGAGCGCGTGGGAAATCAAGCCCCTGATCTTCGCCAACAATTGTGCCGACATCCGATAGGGGCTAGGCTGGAAATCGACTGCGTTACTGCCTGAAAGGGTGGCTGTACGCGCTTGCCAGATTTCAACAGCGATCATCAAAGCTGCTTGCTGGACTGCCATGTCAGTTGTCCAGTCTGTGTAATTTGTTGCTGTTACTAAGCCAAAAGGCTGAACAGGATGCTTAGGCTTTATTGCCGCATGGTTTGTAACCATAGTAATTGAATCTTCACCAACTGCGGTTAAAGTCTTACTTCCGTTAAATGATGATCCACATCCTGCAATCGTTACTGTTTGTCCTACATAAAAAACATCTTCTAATTTTTGATTAAAGTAAAGTGTGCCTTGACCAACAATACTACTGTGAGAAATTACAATTTCTGAGTTAGTCCAGAGCATTGGAAGTAGGACTGCGTCTGTCGCGTCACACACTTCCTGAAGGGTCGCGTCTGAATACAAAGTGCCTACGCCTAATGTGCTGCGAAGCTCTGCAACTGTTGTAAGTGCCATGTGCGATCCTTTCTAAAGACTCTAGGGAGTCAGAGGGCTACTGACCCCCTAGAGCGACTTAGGTTACTGCTTACGCTGGTGCTGTGTAGTTGAAGCGGCGAACGCCCTTACCTGACTTAGCAACATAGATTGCTAGGTATCCGTAAAGGTTGATCTCAACTTCACCAGATGTCAAAACATTGACACGAAGCTGTGTTGTTGGTGACTCCCATGCATACACAGAGTTAGGTGCTACTAGGAACGCTGACTCATCGACAATGCCTGAGACTGAGATGTTGTGATCTACGATGAGATCTGTTCCCAATACATTTCCGCGAACAGATGTAGGAATTGCCTGACCTGAAGCGTTGAATTGTGGAGATGCGACTGCGTATAGAGGGCGT